AAATGGTATATTGGGATATGCAACAATTGCTAATTGATTGGAAACGTGAACGTATGGAAAATATAGACGATTACGTTACGCAGGAATTGCGAAAGTTGGATAAAATGGAGGTTGAATTGTGGGAGGCGTGGGAACGTTCAAAGACCGGGAAATTGCGAGAGAAAAACAGACAGAACGCAAAGCCCCGTAAAGTGTTGGAGGATGGCGACAACCCGGAATATTACGGGTATGAGGAAACCACAACGGAAACGTCCGCCGGAAACCCCCGGTTTTTGGATTTGCTTTTGAATGTGCAGCAACGCCGGGCAAAGATGTTGGGATTTGATGCGCCAATAAAAGTTGATATACCGGGATTGAAAGAAAATACAAATAGCGATGCGCCGAAATATGATGTTGCCGCAATACCGGAGGATTTGTTGTTTGCGGTTGCAGACAAATTGCAATCGGCGGAGTATAAACGAGTATTGGAAGAAAAGGGGGTAACAGATGGTAACACGTAAGAAAACGGCAAATCCGGCAAAGGAACCGGAGTACAAAAACGAAATATGCGACAATTGCGAGTTGGCGACATGGGTAACGCATTTGAACCAGCATTTAGACCACGCCGGGAAACCTATTTGTTTGACGTGTCCGAACAAAACGTATTTCATTGTAAGGGGTTGTAAGGCGTGCCAACATTTTGTAAAGAGAAAGGAGAAAAAGCAATGAATAATGAGGAATTGTTGAAAATGTACGCCGCCATTAAAAGCAATCCGGGCGAAATAGTAAGAGAGGCGGCACGCCATAGGCTGATAAACTTTGCCCGGTATATGCAACCGGATTTGACTTTAGAACCGTTTCACGTCGTTTATTATACGCTATTGGATAAGTTCGCCCACGGGGAAATAAAAAAAATGATTGTGCAAATGCCGCCCCAGCACGGAAAATCGGAGGGTTCAAGCCGAAAATTACCCGCTTTTATGTTAGGATTGAACCCGGACACAAAAATTTGTATTGGTTCGTATGCCGCCACAATTGCAAGGGATTTTAACCGGGACGTACAAAGAATAATTGACACCCCAAAATATCGGGAAATATTTCCGAAAACCTTTTTGAATGGTTCAAATGTGGTAACGATGGCAAACACGTATTTACGAAATTCTGACGTTATAGAAATGGTTGGGCATAAGGGTTCGTTGCGTGTTGTAGGTCGTGGCGGTGCGTTGACGTCAAAGACCGTTGACGTTATGATTATGGACGACGTTTACAAAGATTATTCAGAGGGTAACAGCCCGATTGTACGCAATGCGGCGTGGAAATGGTACACGACCGTTGTAAAAAAGCGTTTGCACAATAAATCGCAAGAACTGATTGTATTTACCCGATGGCATGAGGAAGATTTGATTGGTAAGATTGAAAAGGGAGGCGAAAAGATTATTGATATTAAAAGTTGGGACAGCATTAAAAATATTCCGGATGGTGCATGGGTTCGCATAAACTTTGAAGCGTTGAAAACCGGGGAACCAAACGAGATTGACCCAAGGGAACCGGGGGCGGCTTTATGGGAGAGTATGCACAGCCGGGCAAAATTGGAGCGTGAAAGAGCGTTAGACCCAATACAATTTCAATGTTTAGACCAAGGAAACCCCGGAAGCGCAGAGGGTAGATTGTACCGGAACCCGTTCAGAACGTACGTTGACAAATCAGAATGGGGAACGTTCGTGCGTAGTGGTAATTATACAGACGTGGCAGACGAGGGCGACGACTTTACATTTTCGGCGTGTTATGACGTTTACAAATCCGGTAATGAGGCATGGAACGAACAAAAGAAACGGTTTGAACCGATTTTGTATGCGCTAATTACTGACATGGTATTTACGCAA